CAATTCTTCCTATGCTCTTCATTTTTAGCATCTTATCAGAAGCTAATTTAATAAATAAAGTTGGATTTGCCTCGATTTCATCATAAAGATGTCGTTTTATTGTAACTAAATCCATGTCTTCGGTATAATCTCTAATCATCAGCATACCAATAGCGACAAGCGTTTGAATGTCGATATTTTGGGATAGGAAATGAGCATCAAGTTTTAATTTTTGAGCATCGTAAGCCGCTTTAGACTCTTGTTTAGGATTATGTTCTTTGAATACAACGCCATTATCGGGATGTATAGCAAGGAATTTTTGTAAATGGATATTTTCTTTTGGAACCATTAAACGACCGTTCTCAATAGACAAATAGGTAAGTAAAACGTCCCCGGTTTGTTTGTCCATGAAAAAGGATGCCTGGCTTGAGGAATATCGTAGGGATCTTCCTTTATACATCAAAGGTGAGTTTTTTTTGTGTCTGTCTTTAATTCCTTGCGATAAAGAGGAATATCCGGTACACAAAACATAAATTCTGTCTTTGACTTCCCAATTTTTAAATTCCGGGAGATCATCTTCAGATTCAACTTTTTTGTTGACTGGTTCTTCTCGTTTGACAGGTGAAGATACTTCAGTAGCAGCTGTGAGTTTTAGCTTCTCTTCCCATCTTTTGTCAAATTCTCTTTGCAGGGTTTCATTAAATTCAGATCGTGGAATATAATCTTTAAGATCGATTGTTCCAGGTTCATTTTCCTGAAGGATTTCTTCTTTTTGTTCGAACTCAGGATCTATAGTCTCTGTTTCGACTTCTTGCGATTCAAAGCTGTCAATTTCAGCTTTAGGGTTTTTCATATCCTCATACGTAACATTTACCTGTTTCGCATCCGCAATTTTGCTTGTAAATTTATTAGTTGCCATTTTGATTAAATTAAATTAGATTAAAAAAAACCCGCTTTTTAAGGCGGGTTTAAGTATTTGTGTGATTCTTAGCCTTGAAAAATCATAGTATTGTTTCTTCCCAATACCACTAGCATTCTTTCCGCCTGGAACTCAACTTTTAGTTCATCAAATTCATTTTTACCGGAAACCCAATCTCTTACGGCCATTTGGTATTTTCTGTTTTGACCGTATCCCGCTCTGTATTTTGTGTGCAAAATAGGAAGAGTCGCAGCAGTTGAATTTGTGTGATCGTAAACTTGTTTAGATCCTGAAGGGATTAAAAGTCCGTGAACTTTGTTCGCTCCAACGTTAGAACCTTGTCCTGTTGGATCATCTAAGAAACGACAAGCTGAAGTATAAAACTCATAACCTGATCTGTGGAAACCTTTGAAATCCAATTTCAAGGCCATGTCTTCTTTGTTGTCGAATGCACCCCAAGACAATGCGTTAGTCATTTGGTCTTGTAAGAAGTCAGAAACGGCAGCACCTTGAGCAACTGTGTTGTAAAGGTAGTTTTGAGAAATCATTCCTTGTTTGTTCAATCTGTCGATAACTTCATCAGTATCAGGCAAACTAGACAATGGGCCACCGAAAATATTTCCTTCACGCATTGCAGAATACAAACCTTGAGTTCCTAAGAAACCGGCTGCATAAGCAGGAGAAGCAACTTCGGCGCGTGTCTCCATGATTAATTCACTTTCGATTTTGTTTTCGAAACGGATTTCGGTATCTTCTCTGTTTTTGAAATACCAAACAAAGCCTGAATTACCTTTTCCATCTGAAACTTCCAACCAAGTAAGTCCTGTCATGTTAGATCCATTCTCTTTCACCATTTCTTTGATGATTAGAGGGATATTTTCGTAGAAACTAACTTGAGAGTTCAAAGATTCTTGCATCCCTTTAGTTCCTTTTCCAAATTGCGCACCGTAAGCATACACAGTAAGGGCAGTAGTACCAACGGCTGTCCAGTCGGCAACAACGTTACATAATGCTGTGAATGTAGTGGCAGAAACCGCAGTAATGATACCTTGTCTTTCTGTTGTTCCGGCTGCATCCCTAACAATTACTGTCTCGTTTACACGGAAAGTGTGGTTTGCAAGGGTGAAAACGTTCGCTGCTCTTGTAACGCCTTGTCCCAATTGAGTAAGACGCCCGTCTTCTGACCATTTGAAGTTGTCAGCAGAAAAAGCAGATTCTTTACCTAAATATTCTAACATCCCGGTAATACGTTGATTACCATATTTTTTATGGATAATCTTTTCTGTATCAGGAAGATATTGGTTGGTAAAGTTAAAATCAGTACCACTCATATAATTCTGAGGTGTTGGTACTTTCGTTGGTGAAGGTGTAAAGGCTACACCCGGTACGGTAAGTAATGCCATGATTTTAGTTTTAAGATTATAAAATCCCTACACCAAGTTTCGATTTAGTTGACCTTTTTGAATGTAAATGTTTCCAGTGACGGTTCGGGAATATGTTTTTCCCCTTTTACATCTATATTTTTGGACTCTTTCTCTAAATTTTCGGCGTAAGTTGTTTTACCTAGATTAAAGAAGTGCAATGCTAATTTGTCAGGATCCATCGCCGCGAACAACGATTTGTGGTATCCTTTAGTATCGGCTAATTTCTCTCCTTTATCAAAGAATTTTTTTTGAAAATTGGCTATATCCAACTGCGCTTCCCTTGTTTTTTTAATGTCTTCGGGTTTGACTAAGAATTTCTGTCCGTCAATGTTAAATTCGAAACCTTCGAAATTGTCATTTAAGGTAGATTCTGTTTTAGAAACAAAGTCGTTTCTAAGCGTTTTGGTTTTTTCCTCGTTTTCAGTTTGTTCATCGTAAAGTCTATCAACTAAATCCTTAGCTTCTTTATAAACTTCCGGCACGTTATCGTCTTCAGAACCTCTTTCGACTAAATAATCAGCTTGTTGTTTTTCAAGTTTGCTAAGTGCTTTTTTAGCATCGACTTTTAATATTATTTGTTTTGATTTTATGTCAAAATCAGAATCAATTTCTTCGTCGTAGGTGTAATCTTTTTCAAAAAGAAAATCAATATCCTCATTACTGAGTTCCGGATTTTCAATTTTCAGGGCTGCTTTAACAAGCGTCTCCGGGCTTTCTTTGCTCCAGTCTCTTTGAGTTTCCAAAAAGTCTGAGTATCCGCGTCCTGTTTTTGTTTTATATTCCTGATATTTTTCATATTCAGGATCTTTTTTGGCTTCTTTAGAATTTAAAAAATCTTCAAGAGAGTCATATTTTAATCCTTTTTTATCTTTAAGATAATTAAAGGCCAGTTCTTCATCTAAATCTAAGATCTCCGGTTCCTCTTCCTTTTTATCTTCAACTACTGGAGGTGTAAGCGGTTCATCTTCTTTTTTTTCCTCTTTAACTTCCGGTGGTGCTTTACCTTCCTCTTCAGGAGTTTTAGCTTCTTCCAGTTTTTCTTCTTCTTTTGTTTCCGGAATTTCCACTACGTCTGTAGGTGGGATAGTAATATCCGCTTCTGACGGTGCTGATTCTTTTATAAAGAAAGCCGGAGTTTCCTCGATAGGCTGTTCTTGTTTTTGTTCTTCAGTATCCATTTTTGATTGAATTAAATTAAAGTAGTAATATCATGTTACTCATGTTACTCATGTTACTCGTGTTACTCGTGTTACTCTTGAGATACATAGTAGTTTGATAATGTGACATTTATGGCATAAAGGTAAAAAAAATCTGTTATAAAATTAATTCATAACAGATTTTTATTTTTGTAACAATTATTTAGATTTTCTAACCTTGATGGTTTTCGAATTGATATTGGCTCTGTCGCTGTCTTCGTTGGCCATAACTTTCTTAATTTTAGGATCTGTGACATTTCCTGTAGCCTGTTTGCTTGCGGTTAATCTATCAACATCATTTTGAGTAAGATCAGTAGCGTCACCGCTAATGAGATTATTTCCTCTGGCGTTGTTTTCGCGTTGTTGGTTGGTAACTCTCACTTTCTTTTTAGAGTCTTCAATGCCTTTTTTGATATTATAGCTATTGGCAGGGCCTTCGGCGATTACTGTTCCATCATCGCCAATTATTCGGGTATGACCTCCAGGGGATTCAATTACCTTTCTCGAAAATGGTTTTGCTTCTGTTTTCCCTTCTTTATCTACCTTTACCCCTTCCGTTTCAGATCCAATAAAACCACTTTCTTTTCTGCGTTCTCTCGATTTTGTATTCAAAGGAGTATATTCAACACTTGCAGTTGTTGGGGCTACAACACTGCCAGTAGGTTGTGGTTTTTTTACAATGGCAGTAACTTTATTTACTTTTTTAGGTTGTAACATGGTTTAAATTTTTAAGGTTAAACTTCAGGCCATACTAGATTAGCGCACTTCTTAATAAAATCAGTATCTAATTCATTTTCTTGGCTGTCAAAAACAAAATCTTCAGTAGCACCATGAATTGTAATTTGTTTTATTTTAAAGGCTTTTAAATAGGCTACTGCTTCAGTTTTTAAGGAAATAAAAAGGTTTATGTTTTCTTTAGCATCAGAAACCATTCCTACGCCACTTATTACTGAACTATCTTCCATTTCTATGGAAACATTATAGTTGCTTCCTTTTTCAATTTCAACAACGTCATTTTCAAAAGTAAGACTTATCATGTTACGCTTTGCAGTATGCCAAAGTTCTATATAATCACGTCTTTCGCTAGTAATAACAGTATCATTATTAGAGGTGTCGTTCCATTTTTTTGCTATGGTATCACCTTTGGAAACATATACATAAACATTTTTTAGATAGGCATCGCTGCTTTGTGATTTTACCCATCCCTGTGCGCTTGAACTTGCTGAAATTGCTAAAAAAGCAATAAATAATAATCTTCTCATATTGTGACTTTTAAGTTTATAGATTGGTACAAATGTACCAATTTTGTTTAAACAAAAAAGTTTTTAGCAATAAATTTAAGTTGTTGAAAACATTTGGTCGATTTCCTGGCTTTGTTGTTCCTGGGCGGTAAAGTCTTTTGGCTTACCGTTACTGTCGCGTTGTTTAATCAGATCACTTTGCTGAGTGGCCTGTTTTGCCGTGCGAAGATCTTTTCTGTCTTCAGATTCAGTTTGTTTTTGAATTGATCCGGAATTTATGATATACTGCAACTCTTTTTTCTCTGAATATTCAAGCTGCAAAAGTTGAGCATCGGCCTGGGACTGCGCCTGAATTTTGGATAATTCATTTTGGCCCTCACCTTGCTGTAATTGTAATTTGGCTTGGATTTCGATTTGAATAGTTTGTTGCTTGGCTTGCTCGGCTGCTTGTGCTGATTGGATATTTGACTGCGTTTGAGCCTCCATTTGCTGTTTTTTGTACTCTTCTTCCTGTTTGATTTTTTTCTTTCTTAAAATGCCTAAATATTGAATAGCGTATTTAAGGTTTTTAATATTCAGGATTTTGTATTTGTCCTCAGTGTAGATAGTTCCTTTTAGGACTTCAGCAGATAAATCAGCTTCTAATTTGGCTCTTTCTTCATCATCTAAGGCTAAATCAAGGTAAATGGCAAAATCGGCCAAACATAGATCTCCCATACTTTCGATTGCTTTAACTGATTTAGAACCAATTTTGCGAATGAAAGATTTTTTGAGCGGTGAGTATTTTAGCATATCTGACAATCGGTAAGAAATACCGGTGGCCAAACGTAATGTAATATCGTTGGTTCCGTTTAGAATATGGCGGGTGGCTATATTGGAATTTAGGGCGGCTAATTTTTGAAGCCCTACCAAAGTATCTTTATCCGGGGAAGATGCATCTGTCGCATTATTGAGGCCAATAATATCTTTAAGTTCATTTACCCTGGTTAATCTCTCAGTTCTAAGTTCTCGCAACTTATCTAAAGAGCCTCCGGATCTAAGTTCAATTATAGGAAGCTTTTGTCCCTGGGAATTTCCATCTGCGCCATAGGATCTGTAAAAAATGGAACCGGTTTCCATCAGCATATTAAAGTGATCTGTTGGCTGATTGGTTTTCCCGTCTCCTAAATCTACATCGGCCAGTGCATCGACATCGATGGCAAAACCGTCCGGGGTTATTTTCTGAACGATTTGTTCTGTTTTAAGGTCGATAATACAGATTTTGTCCTCTACAGGGATCATTCTAGCAACCAAACTATCAATATAAGCCCCTTCTCTGTTTGGAGCAATACCCACATATTGTCTAACAAGTTGCTGATAATTGTCTTTTGGACGCGCCATATTTTTAGTAAGTTCCCATTTAAGCAGGATATTTGTACCTAAAACCATAACACCTTCGAACTCAACTTCTTCATATAAGTCAATTCTTTGATAATCAGGTTTTCCCTTCAGGTTAGCTTCATTAAAGGTTTCATCAGCTTTAGAGATTATTTTTTCTCCAGTGGCTTTTTCTTTAACTTTTTGAGCATTATTTCGGGTGGTTCTATAGGTAAAATAAAGAAGGTTTGTACAGCCTCTCATTCTGTCAATTTCCGGGATATTATAATATTGATACCAGTTTTGAGAAGAGTTTTCAAGCTGCTCCTTTTCGTTTTTGTAAGCCTCGGTATTCAACCACGGATAATCCGTCAAAACTTCGCTTATTAAAACTCGTTTGAACTCTCCATCATAGAAGGTGTCCGAGAAAAAAGGATCAATTGTGGCGGATTGTATTTTATTGATAGGATCTACCCAGTCAATTATAATCCCCTTGCTTGGAACAAATCTATGTTTCCCCCAGGCCATGCCGACAATGGTTAAATCTTTTCGGATTAAGTTTTCGGTTTTCTCTGTATAACGATTGTCTTCAAAAATGGTATCAAGAGCCATTTCTTCAGACATTTCAATATCTTGCTTAAATTCCTGGTCTAAATGGAAATCGAGTTCTTCTATACTTTCCGGTGGATCCTCTCCAGGAAAATTAGAACTGTCCATTCCCATTAATTTTTTAGCCTGTGCATCAAAATCCTGGGCGATCATATCCTCTTCTTTGGCCTCTCTGTATCTGCGTTTTTCATCCTGAGAAAGTGGATCAATTGAACGCGCTCTGATTGAATAGTCTCTTTTGGCCATTCCATTACAGATAATATCGATACATTTTGGGATTGTGGAAGCGGGTTTTTTAGATAAATTCAGGAATGAAGAATCGCCATTTACACCTAACTGGTTGTAATATTGTGTCATTGGCTGCATTCCTTTGGCGTAAATTCGTCGTCGTAAAATTTCGTTCCTTTGGGTGTAAAACAAACAATTTTGCCCGGCGTTCTCGCCTCCTGAATAAGAATAAAACCATTCGGAAGCAATTGCGTTACCAACTGACTTTCCAAAAGCGGGTGTGGATTTTTCCTCAAACGAACATAGTTGCGAAGGGAAAGCAACATTTCCTTTTATTTCAAAACTTTTGTTATCCGTACTAGACATAATATCAGCTCTTTACACAAAGGTATGTATTTTTTTAATAAGTAACACGAGTAACATGAGTAACACAATGTTACTCGTGTTACTGGTTATAATTTGTTGGATTGTTGGCGTATTTTTTCATGCGGATAGTTACTTTTTGAGGCGTCATGTTTTTGATTTTATACTTATGACGGTTCACTCCCATCACAGCCAATCCGGAACTAATAGAAGCATCAAATTCAGTTCTTTTCTCCACTCTGAATTTTAACCAATCCTGAAGGGTTCTCGTAAAAGGCATATTACCCATTAAGCCAGGTTCGCGAATTGGATCCACTCCTTCCTCGACTTCATATTCTCCGACATGATCCTCAATATATTTTTCAAGGGCTGTCCAGTGTTGGTTTACAACGTCCGCGCTTGAATTGGGAATTCCTCCTAATTCTTTTTCATCAGCCGATAGGCGATTCGCTTCTTTGTCAAAACGGTTTAAACAAAAACCTCTAAATCCATTTACTTTAAAGTGTTTTAAGAGCATTTTTTTATTGTTCTCCACAAGTACCGGCATTCCATAGAAAAGACAGGCCATCAGCACATCATCGAAAAACATATCTGCTTCTTTTGGCCTTGCTATGTATTCCAGGAAAAAGATATTACTCGGAACGTCTCCAAGATTAAAACCTAAAAGGCCGTGCATTGCTCCTTTGGAACCGATATTCCATTCTGTTCCATTTTCAGTTGCGACAAGCTTAGAATCAACAACTGAGGTCTGATCGTATGGATCCACTCCAAAGCATCCCATTTCATCATTTAATGGAAATTTACTCATTCCGGCGCAAAAACCATTCGCTTTTACTATAAAGCGGTTTTGCAATTCCTTTGGCGGGATCCACGATACCAAAAAACGTCCTGTTTCACTTGGTTTCCAAATAACAGAACCATTTCTTACGCCGTTTTCCCATTCAAAATTGCCACGTACCAATTTATCAGATACGCGCGTATTTCTATTAAAGATCAACTGTTGGTTTATTTTTTCAACGTTTAAAAGCTGTGTTGACAATTCATCACGGAATGCATCTTCGATGGTGATCGGATCCATTCTTCGTCTGTTATTGTACACTTTGCTTCCCATGAGTTTAGCAGCTTCAAATTCGTTGTTAAGGAACTGAAGGGAGCCGATTGTCATTTTAACGCCCTGAGCGTTGAAAAAATGTCCTCCAGGCGGTACAACTTCGTGACATACGCCATATATATCGGTGTAATCCTCATAGTTTTTGTGTGCCGGTAAAAAGAAGGAATAAAGCCCGGTTGTTGTACGGCCATTTGCATTTCGCTTGGTTACATCAGATCCGTAATATAAAACCTCCATTTCCGCGCCACCTTTGTCCTTTGGATTCAGCGTGCTTCCTCCCAAAAATTTACCCACGATCTTACCACCGGTAATCATTGTCGGCCTTACGTTGTCCAAGTGGTCAATAATATTTTGGGGACGCTCTCTTTTTCCCATTTCATCACACAGATAGCGGATCAATTTTTTCGAGTCATACGCCAGGGTTGTAGCGTTCATATAATCGACTCTCGTGTTAAGATAATCGGCGGTGCTTGTGTCTTTTTTCTTTTTGGCATCTTTGGTATTTTCAGATACTTTACCAAAAATCATTTTATTTACATCGTCAATTTTTCCTTTAACAACCGGAATAAAGAAAAACGGTAAATTTTGGATCCCATGAGAATATTTGTCGAAAACAGCTGCGCCATCTTCCCCGGTTTTAGATGTCATACCCATCAGGGCATTTTTCATCGATGTGGAATCATTAATAAGAATATCGATAATCTCTTCTGTAAACCCGGTTCTACGGCCTTTCACAAAGATCTCACCAAGACAGCGCGGATCTATAATACAGGCTTGGGTAAAATAATACATGAGTGCCTGGGCGTAACGAAATTCCTTATAACCGCCGGTATCCTTCATTTGGTTCCACTGAAGTCCCATATAGTGGGCCGGGGTAAGATAAGTCTCGGAACCGTTATTGTAGAACCATACGCCTTCACGTCTTCTTTTAAATTCCTGAAGGATAAACTCGGCATATTGATCTTCGTTTTCCGGAATAAGTCCTGTCGGCGGTTCGATTCTTCTCCAATATTGATCCTCTTTTTTGTAGCGATAAAAAAGGATGTTTCTTTTATTGGCCGGACGCTTTGGAAGCATGATATTAAGATTGTCCAACGTAATGACTTTTCCTTTAGTTCCTAAAGGGCAAATCATTACACTGTCCGTCTTATCGTCGTACCATGTTTTATGATAATTCTTTGATGGGTAAATTTCCTGGTTAGCGAACCGTTCAGGATAGCCCCTTTTAAATTCTTTTACGGAAAGGTCAAATTTATTGGACTCAAGTTGAAGCTTGAGTTCTATAACACCGGCATTTATTTCATTTAATGCCTTGAAAATTAGAGGTTTCGCTTTAGTGGCTGCACCATGCCTATCCGGATCCAGGTCTTTAGGATTAATATCTTTTCTCAGGGCTTTTCTAAGCACGTCCAAAGAGTCTTCCCCGGCGTTAACTAAATCTTCAATATAGGATCTTAATTTGGTATTGCTTGGAGCATTAACCGAGTTTTGCCACGATATAATAAGTTCTTTACATGAGGCAAAAGTATCTACTTTAGATTTCATTACTGATTCTATCCTGTCACTGCTTACTTTTGAAATATCAACTTTGAATTGAAGTATTTCAATACAGTTGGCCACAGCATATTCGATGTCGTCAGAAAGATTTCGCATTGTAGATTAGATTAAATTGAAGTAATATGAGTAACATAAGTAACACTATGTTACTAAAAAAGCCGGAATTTCACCGGCTTTCTCCCCCCTTTCTGCTTTAGTTAATTACTGAAGTGTTTATTAAAAGAGCCGCATTTAAAGCAGCTGATCCAATATTGGCCACCCTGATTGTAAATGTTCCTCTTGCCTGGGAAACAAGTGTTACAAACGGAACACCAAGTCCACCATAAACGGCAGTCAATTGGATGTTTTGTTCCGGATAAAATTCTTTGTTATTTACGACAAATTCAAAAACAGTATTACCGGCATCAGTTAAAGGAACTGTCTGAATAATACAATTTTTGTAGTCTGCTCGAACTGGTGTAGTTTTAGAAGTTTGTTGAACTACTGTTTTGATAATACTTGACATGATTTTTCGTTTTAGAAGTTAATACAAAATTAGTTAATTTTAGCTAATAGCCTGATATTACGCATCATATACATTATTTGATCGTCTATTTTAAATTCATATTCTGATTCTCTATAGAAAACAACCTTATCACCGTCTTTCAGGCATTGTTTCTTTAAGTTGTCACTTGTAAAACGCAGTATTCCAACGTGTTGGGCTAACTGTACGCCTTCATAACGTGTCTCTTCTTTGATCGGTTGTACAAAAACGTAATTGTCAGTGGCGATCTTAACGCCTTTTCTTATAATCAGATAAATCAGTTCTTCATCGACATAAAAACATTCATCATTTATATGATTATTAGACTGCATCGGCACGCCCCAATCGTTTACAACAATCCTGAATACATTATGCTGCACAATTATGGTATCCCCTACCCGGATATTTCCTTCGTATGCCATCGGTAAGGCGATCACCTGGGCGTAACGCTGTACATCTTCGTGATTTTCAATTGATGTTGTCACAACCAATTCGCCATGATCCACTTTTATGGTATTTATGTACTGTTTTGAGTCCACTGGCTTTATTAAAAACCTATTTACTGATTGTAATTCCATTTTTAATCTATTACGTATTCTACGGTCGTCAAATCGTTTTTTGGAATCCTTTTCCAAAGTTGGTTTTCATGGTCTTCGCCGAGAAAAATTAAATAATACTTTTCTTCTTCAAGGATAAGCGTAATTTCTTTTGTAACTTTTTGATCTTCAACTGGAATGGTATGTCTTCCTTTTAAGTAATAACTCATTTGGTTTTTCATATCCAATCCCACTGTAATCCTGCGGATTTTATTAGTTATTGTATTCATGTTACTTATGTTACTTGTGTTACTCGTGTTACTTTTAGCAAGGGCTTGCGCTGTGGACTCTGTTTAAGGTGTAACTGTTTATAGGGACTCCGGTGGTAAAATCGCTTAATGTAAACTCTATACGGCTATTAAAACCTAAAGTCCCACCATTGGAGGCTTCAATTCCAAATGTATAAACTGTCATTGCGCTAACTACCTGATCCACTACATTAGCCGTTACGTAACCCGTATCTATATGGTAACTGGCTCCAGTTTGAAAAAAACCTATTATACTAACTTTTACTGGTACAGTGGTATTAACTCTAACACCGGCCGAACCAAAACAAAGCACACTGTCTTCAAATTGCAAAACCATATTTGGCCCTGAAGGAACTGAAGTATCGATCACTTGTCTGTAACATGCTTTTCTAATATTTTTCATTACACTTTTGTATTTCCGGTTAAATGATAATCTTCTGTAGCCAACACTTTATCAAGACAGACAGCATCATTTTGATTTTTTATCCTGAGTCCTACGTTTGGTGTGACGGTTGTTCCTGAAGCGATAAATGAAACGTCTCCGGATCCCTGTCTTATAAAGGCAGCCGTAAATTTTTGTACCAAAGAAGCGGGAACAGTGATTGTTACGGCGGTTGCTCCATTATTTACAAAGATCAAATTATCAAAATCAGCATTTGTAAGCGTATAATTCGTTCCGGTAAAACTAGCGGGATACGTTAGTTGTTTTTGTAAATTATTTACTTCAATAATATAAGGCGTTGCGCTTGTCCCGTTACCTGATTTAGTGGTGCTTATGCCATTATTTATTATGGTTTCAGAACCATCGATCAGTGATACGGATCCATCGGCTTTCAAAAACTGTGAAGCTGTACCGCCTGTTTTTACAAATGTATTTCCGGTTATATTTCCGAGATCATCAATTTTAGCAACCGTTACAGCATTTCTCAAAACAGTAAGGGGTGTAGATATGTCTACTACTGAATTTCCGGTTAATTTATTAGATAAAACAAGCATTGTTCCTACTTGTGGAGTATTTTGATTTGTTTCTATTCTTATACCAGTTGCATTAGGATTAAAGGTAGAAACTAATAATGCTGTAGCATTAGTAGCGTTACCTTCTAATTTCATCGCTGGTACTGTTGGCGATGAAGTAGTAGCGTTTACAGTAAGAGTAGTAGCATCATTAAAAGTTGTAAAAATAAATCTTCCTGGAGTTGCTAATGAATTATTTATGGTTTTAGTACCTGAAATAGATTCATTTCCTGTTTTATGTACTGCGGTCGGCGTTGTTGGTGCATCTGCTGTTCCTCCTAAATCTCCGGTTAATTTTAAGATTCCTTTTACTGAAGCTGTGGCATCAGGAACCGTGAAGGTAAATGTTGGTGTAAGAGAAATAAAATCACCGGCTGAAACTGGCGGTTGTGTATCTCCTACTACTCTATCCTGAACCTTTGTCAGATATAATTTTTCATTTACATTCACTATAAAAACCTCATAAGGCATAATAGTCTTATTTGGAACCAATTGATTTACAACGTCTTGTGGTGTAGTAAGCACCCCAGTATAATTGTACTCGTTTATAGCCAAAGTTCCACCCAAAATAGGATCAAGCCCTGCATTTACAAAGGTTCTTATATCCCCAAAAAGAAAAGTTTTTGTTTGTTTTGCGGGTGAATCTCCGTTAGTTCCAATGATGTAATCATTCTCAGAAATTGGATCCTCATTAGCATATACATCTTCATTCGAAATCTTTGTCATGGCTTTTTTCTTTTTCAGGTTCTACAATATGTTTCCCTTTTTTGATTGAATCTTTTACCCTTTGATTAACGTTTACGTTCGTTTCCACGGTAAATGAGGTTTTTAAAACAGGCGAAAAAACAACCCTGCATCCTAACATTAAGAGCAAAATAAGTATGATCGAAACTGTTTTTATATTTTTCATTTTAGTGAGGCTTTTAGTTCTTCAATTTGAACTTGTTGTTCCTGAATAGCTTTGGTAAGTAAAGCAATCATATTTTGATATGATATTGCATCAGGTTCTTTCTCTTGATTATATTGAACAAACTCAGTTAGTCCAAGTTCATCAAGTTC